AGGGTGTAAAAACCCTCCTTTTTTTTATTAACATTTTTTCCTATATTTGAAAATGGAAAATTTATATCAAAGATTAATACAACTTGAGGGAGAAAACAAAGAACTCAAGCAAGAAAACAGATTATTAAAACAACAACTTTATTATGGTCAGAACATTAACACAACAGGACATCATTAGACAATCAACCCTCAAAATGGCGGTAGACCTTGTAGTAGCTGACAAGGTAGAAATTAAAGACTTAACAAAAGTAGCTACAAAATTAGAAAATCATGTAACACAGTAATTATGGAATTAAAATTAGAAGGCAAAATTAAACAAATTTTTGTAGAGCAACAATTTGAAAAATTGACAAAAAAAAGTATGTTATTAACTACAAATGACAAATATCCTCAAACAGTACAATTAGACTTTATTAATGATAAGGTAAAAGAATTATTAAAGTTTAATGTTGGAGATGAAGTAAGTGTAGATTTTAACATAAGAAGCAATGAATACAAAGGTAAGTATTACACTAATCTTCAAGGATGGAGGATAGCACAGTTACTTGGAGAGGTTTCAAATTTACAGCAGAATCCAAGCAGACAACCATCAGAAACAGCAGATTTTGAATTTTAAATAATAGGGGGATTTTTTCCCCCTTTTTTTTTATGATTGTACAAGGAAAAGAAATACTTGATAAGATATTAGACTACAAGTATGGCAGAATTAAAAAAGGTCTACCAATAGGTATAGAGGGAATAGACAATCACTACAGATACTTACAGAATAACTTTGTTCTTTGTATGGGTCATGCCAATACAGGCAAGACTACTTTCATTATATACCTCTTTGTAGTTTGGGCAATTAAACACAACCTTAGATTTCTATTGTTTTCTTCTGAGAATACTCCTGAAAGTATTATGAGAAAGATAATAGAATTTAAAATGGGTCAGACAGTAGACAAAGCCTCAGAGATGAAAATAAGCAAAGCTATATCTTGGGCAGAATCTCACTTTAAACTAATAGACAATTCAAGACTTTACAATTACAAAGACTTACTTAATGAAGCCAAAGCAATTAAAGAGGCTTGGGATTATCAATGTCTGCTAATAGACCCTTACAACTCTCTAAAAAAAGAGCATACACTTGTAAAGGCAGTAGGTACTCATGAGTATGACTATGAGGTGGCTTCTGAGTTTAGAATGTTTGCTAAAGAGAGAAGGGTATCTGTATATTTAAATGTTCACGCAAACACCCAATCAATAAGACAGGTTCATCCAAAAGGGCATGAGTATGAAGGTTTAGCAACACCTTTAAATGGTGCAAACATTGAAGGTGGTTCTAAGTGGGTGTCAAGGTCTGATGACATTCTTTCTATACATAGGTATATAGCACACCCTCAGGAATGGATGTTTACACAATTACATATTTTAAAAGTTAAAGAAATAGAGCTCAATGGTAGACCTACAAGCTATGACAAACCCTTAAAGTTTAAAATGGCAATAGACAATGTAGGCTTTTTATTTGAAGGCTTAGATATACTAAAAGATAAACAACCCAAACAAATAGAACTATGATAATAATAGGAGTATCATTACTTTTAGTTTGCATTTTATTTTATATGGTAGCACTATATAAAAATGCTACTGTTGGAATTGCTCCTGTACTTGGTTTAATGGCAGGTGCTTTATTATCTTATACTGATTATGACAATGATAGAGAATACACATTACAATGTTGTTTTTTTATAATTAGCATGACAGTACAATGGGAGGAAAAAAATGGTTAGCTGAGGTAGCAAAGTATCATGATGAATGGGTAGCTATAGTAAAATCATTTGGAGAAAGAAGTTACCAAGAGGACATAGTACAGCAGTCCTACTTAGCACTATATAAATATTCTAATAAGAAAAAAGTTTTAAAAAATGGTAAAGTTAATAAAGCGTATATATGGATTGTTCTTAGGAGTATGTTCCTACAGTATGTCAATGCTAAAAACAAAGTACAAAAAATTAGTATTGATGACAAAGAAAGGTATCTCCAAATACCAAACATTGATAAGATGGATGAAGAAATAAATTATTATAATTTTACAAAAAAGATAGATGACCACATACAAAGCTGGAGATGGTATGACAGAAAGTTATTTGAAATATATAGAGATACAGATTTGAGTATAAGAAAAATTGCAGACAAAACTAAAATAAGTTGGGTCAGTATTTTTCATACCCTAAAAAAATGTAAAGCAGAACTAAAAGAAATATTTAAAGATGAGTACAAAGAATACAAAACAAGAAATTCCAACTGATAAAAGAACTAAAGCCTACAAGACTTGGAAAGCTAATCATGAGAAACAAAGCAAAGGTCTTGGAGATTCCATTTCTAAAATTACAAAAGCTACAGGTATAAAAAAGGTAGTAGAGAAGTTTACACCAGAGGGAAAAGATTGTGGTTGTGATAAAAGACAAGAAAAATTAAATGATATATTTCCATATCAAAAACCTGAATGTCTTGAGCAGGATGAGTTTAATTATCTTTATGACTATTTTAACAACAAAGCCAATACAATTACTCCTGATGTACAGAGAAGAATGGTAGAAATAAACAACAGAGTATTTGGAGAGAAGGTCCAGATTACAGCTTGTGGACCTTGTTTTTTAAATAACGTACATAAAAAACTTGAAAAAGTATTAAACCAATATTTATGAAAAAAGATTTAGTAAAAGAATTAAATGATTTTGCTGAAACAGTTAGAGATAGATACTCTCAAAAAGAAAGAGTAGGCAATATTAATAATGAAACTTTTTTTATTAAAGAAGTTATTCCTACAAGTGATCATTCAGCTACAGTTATATATGAAAAAAATACAGGTAAAGCAGCAGCTTTTTTCTTTTATTATATTTTAAGGGGAAGGTCAAAAGGTTGGAAGTATTTTGTTCCAACTAATACTCATATATTAGGATTCAGAGCTTTTGAATTTTATTATACTCAAGTAGAAAAAGATAACTTTGATAAAAACTTTTATGACTAAAGAAATTAACATGAGAAAAAAGTTTGATGCTATAGAAGATTTAAGACTTCAATCAAATTTATTATATCTTCAAGAGCAAGTCATTGAATGGAGTGAACAAAAACCAAACAATGAAAAACTTAACAAAGTAAGAGATGCAATAATACAAATTACATTCATAACAAATAAGTTTGGACTTGAGAGACAAAGTTTTGCTGATACAGTAGATGACTATAGAAGTCAAAAAATAAGAGCAATAGAAAGAGCACAAAAAGCAGAGAAAAGAATAGATGAGCTTCTTCAAGAAATACAAAAATTAAAAACTAAAAATGAATTGGGTCTCTAACAATACTTTAAATATAGAAGTTAAATATATACTAATAAACAATGATAACACTAATTAACAATGACACTTACAGGACAGAAGAAATATTAGGCTATATGCTTGATGATTCTTTCTACTATGGAGTTCTGGCTACAAATGCTCTTGGAAGCTCACTTCTTAGAAACTTATTAGACAGTCCAAATACTCTTTTAGAGTATATGAAAAAGCCAAAAAAAGAAACAGAGGCTTTAAGAATAGGAAAACTTACACATGAATGTTTTTTAGAACCGCACAAATTTTATCAAAAGGTTTATGTAGAAGCAGACAGAACCAATGCCAAAATATATAAAGATGCAGTTGCAGAGTATGGAGCTGAGAATGTTTACAAGCAAAAAGATAAAGACTATGTAGAATGGCTTATAAGAAAACTTGCAAACAATGAAAAAATACAATCAATTATGAAAGGTGCAGAGGTAGAAGTTCCAATGATTAAAATGTTTAAAGAGTTTGCAATCAGAGGTAAAGCTGACATTCTTACAGATGATTGTATTTATGATTTAAAAACTACCATAGCTCCTACTGAGAGCTTTGCTAAGTGGGAAGTAGATAAAAAGAACTATGACCTACAGGCTTTTATTTATTGTAGGTTATTTAAAAAAGAACAGTTTAAGTTTATTACAATAAACAAAAACAACAGAGATGTAGGAATAGTTAATGTTCCTGCTGATGTTATTTCAAGAGGAGAGACTAAATTTAATTTAGCTCTCAAGGCTTACAAAGAGATGTTTTATAAAAAAACACTTGAAGAAACAGAATATATTTTAGACCAATATATATTAGAGGTAGATGCTAAATGAACCAAAGTGCCAAAGAGTATTATTTAATAGCTCTTGTAGATATATCTAATGGAAACCCAAAAGAAAGAATGGAGGAGGTCCTTAAATACTATGAGGAGCTTGAACAATATGAAGCCTGTCAAGGCATTAAAAAAGCAATAGATGAAACATGGAATTAAAACAAATTAAAAAGCTGGTTGAAAAACATACCAAAAGAAAACTAAATGTAAGAAACAGAGAACAAGACAATGTATACTGTAGAGCTCTGTATTGTAAACTTGCAAAGATACACACTAAGAATAGCTTGAGTAAAATAGGAGGGGTCATAGGCAGAGACCATGCAACAGTCCTGCACAACTTAAAACTGTTTGATGAAGTGATAGTAAATTATGAAGTAGAGTATTTAAAGATATTCAACAGACTTGATAATATACTCTCAACAAAAACAGGAAAGGTAGAAAAAATACTTAACCCTGACCTATACTACAGAAAAAGATATACAAGGTTACTCTTGGACCATAGAACTCTCTCCCATAACTACAGAGAACTAAAGAAAAGCTATGAGAGTTTCCTTCATGTAAAATACCATGACAAAGAAATATAAAATTAATTTATTAGACTTATTTAGTGGAATAGGTGGTTTTCATTTAGGCTTAAAAAAAGCTGGTTTTAAAGTAAACTCTTACTTTTCAGAGATAGATAAATATGCCATAGAAGTATATAAATATAATTTTAAAAATTCAAACTATGTCAAATCAGTTACAGATGTTCGAGGAGATGAACTCCCAAAGATTGATGCCATCACTTTTGGAAGTCCTTGCCAAGATTTTAGTATTGCTGGAAAAGGTAAAGGTCTTAAAGGAAACAGAAGCTCCCTTATTAGCGAAGCAATTAGACTCATCAGCGAATGTAGACCAAGTTTTTTTATATGGGAAAATGTTAAAGGAACTTTCTCCTCAAACAATGGCGAGGACTTTTGGTCAATTATCCAAGCCTTTGCCAACATTGGGGGTTATAGACTTGAATGGCAACTGCTTAATACAAACTGGTTTTTACCCCAAAATAGAGAGAGACTCTACCTTGTCGGATATACTTCAGGACAAAGTAGAGGACAAATATTTCCTGTCGGACAAAGCCTTGGAGAAGCTACAAATGAAATAGACATAATAGGAGACACAAACAAAGGAGGTCAAAGAGGTGCTATACATAGTACAAAAGGAATAGTTTCTGCTTTATCTGCTACAGACTATAAACAACCAAAACAAATTGCTGCAATGAGAGGTAGAAACTTAGATAATCCAAGCGAAAGAAGAAGCGGTCAACCAATAATTGTAAATCATAATTGTTTAACAGAGGCTATTGGCAGACAAGGTTCATCTAAAGAATATATAAATAGTTTAAAAAAAATTAATAAATCAATAGGATATGTAAGAAGATTAACTCCAATTGAATGTGAGAGGTTACAAGGTTTTCAAGATAATTGGACACAAACAGGTGTCAATGGTCCTATATCAGACACACAAAGATATAAGATGTGTGGAAACGCAGTAACAGTTGATGTTGTAGAAGCGGTTGGTCAAAGAATAAAAAATGTATTATATTAATAATCAGTCTAAAAATAAGAAAAGAATGAAAACACATAATAAATTAAAATTTAGTAGAACTTAACAAACAAGGCTTTTTTTTATTATATATTTGATTAATCAAGTTTTTTCAAGATGAAACATGGTGGTAAAAGAAAAGGATCTGGTAGAAAATCTAAATCAGATGAGGTCTCTTTAATAGAGAAACTTAGTCCTTTAGAACCTTATGCTTTAGAAGCTCTGGCAAAGGGAGTCAAGGAAGGAGACTTTAAGTTTGTGCAGCTCTACCTAAATTACTATGCAGGTAAACCTGTAGAGAATAAGAACATACAACTCACAGAAGATATTCCAATATTTGTTGATTAAAGTAAATTCTTTAAGTGGAGGTAAGACCTCCTCATACATAGCAGCAAACTATCCTGCCGACTATGATGTGTTTGCACTTGTAAGAATTGAACACAAGGCATCTAAATTTCCTGATAAAAAAATAAGGCAAGAGGTAGAGGATAGAATACAAGCACCATTTATTGCAACTGCTGAGGATGATATGATTATCTATACTATGTTAGATTTAGAGCAATACATAGGTAGGAAAATAACTTGGGTAACAGGTAAAACTTTTGACACTATTATACAAAAAAAGAATGGCAATACATTTCTACCTTCTTATATGCGAAGGTTTTGCACAACTGATATGAAATTAAAGCCTTTGGCTAAATGGATTTACGACAATTTAAGTTCAGCACCTAAAATGCGAATTGGTTTTAGAAGTAACGAACATAGTCGAGCTAAAAAAATGATAGCACGCCAAAACCAAGAAGGGTTTATAGAAGTTAAAATAGTAGTAGGTAAACATAAAAATGGCAACAATAAATGGAAAACTTTAAATTTTTGTCAACCTGAATTTCCTTTAATAAAAGATGGGATATTTAAAGACCAAATAGAGCAATTTTGGAAAGGTAGACCTGTAAGGTTTGCTTGGATGAATAATTGTGTAGGGTGCTTTCATAAGGAAAATGTTTTGTTGAAAAAGATGTGGGATAAACATCCAACTAAATTAGAATGGTTTGCATCAAAAGAAAGAGAAAGCATTAACGATGCTTCTTGGAAAGAATTTGTTACTTACGACCAAATAAAAAAATGGAATGTGCAACAAGAATTGTTTGATGATGATTTTAATGAATGTGATTCAGGATATTGTGGTATATAAATTTTAATAATGCTACCAAAGAAAACTACAGCAGTAAATAAACTCAGAGAGTTAAAACAAAGAGTAAAGATTATCAGAGGAGGTACTTCTGCTGGTAAGACTATAGGTATACTTCTTATTCTAATAAATGATGCCATAAAGAATAAAGGAAAAGAAATAAGTGTAGTAGCTTCTACTATACCAAGTTTAAGGAGAGGCTCTCTAAAAGACTTTCTCAGTATTATGCAAGGTCTTGGTAGGTTTGATGAGAGTAAGTTCAATAGAAGCCTTCTAAAGTACACTTTCAGTAATGGTAGCTATATAGAGTTCTTTTCAACAGATATGCCAGAGAAACTAAAAGGAGCAAGAAGAACAGACCTATTTATGAATGAGTGTAACAACTGTAGTTTTAGTAGCTATCAAGAACTATCTATTAGAACCTCTGGAGATATATGGCTTGACTATAATCCTGTCAATAGGTTTTGGGTAGACAAGGAACTGATAGGTCAGCCTGATACAGATTATATAACTCTTACCTATAGAGATAATGAAAACTTAACTGATGCAATAGTCAAGGAACTGGAGAAGGCAAGAGTTAAAGCTAAGACCTCAACCTATTGGAAGAATTGGTGTAGAGTTTATTTGGATGGTCTAACAGGAAGTCTGGAGGGAGCTTGTATATCTGATTGGAAAGAAATAGATAATATACCTGTAGAGGCTAAATTACTTAGCTATGGCATGGATTTTGGATATAGTGTAGACCCAACAACCTTAATTGCACTTTATAAGTATAATGATGCTTACATATTTGATGAGGTCCTGTATAAGACAGGAATGTTAAATAGAGATATAAGCAGGTATCTAAATCAGCATAATATCAAAGAAAACATAATAGCAGACTCAGCAGAACCAAAGAGTATATCTGAACTTTCTCAGTATGGTCATAATATCTTTCCTTGTACCAAAGGCAGAGACTCTGTTATCTATGGTATCAATCTTATAAATCAGAATGAAATATATGTAACTCAAAGAAGTAAGAACCTAAAAAGAGAGTTACAAGGCTATGTATGGTCAAAAGATAAAGAAGGTAACACCCTGCAAAAGCCTGAGGGAGAGCACCCTGACTGTATAGATGCAGCCAGATATGTATTTACAGATGTATTAGAAAACCCTCACAAAGGACAATATTTTATTTATTGATTTGGTTGTTAATAAAATGTTTATTACATTTACATCATAAACATTAAAACAATAAAAAATGCAAAGATTAAAAAATGAATTATCTAATAACATTTACGGAAAAAAATACTCCCAACTTGATGAATATGAACAAGATGGCATCAATGAAGAATTAAAAGGAATTAGGGAATTGATGAATGAAATGTTTCCAAAAATTACATTATATAATAAATAAACTAACAGGGGGTAGAGATACCCCCATTTTAAAAATAGAAAATGATAACAACAATAGAAGAATTAATTACAGGTTACTTTAGAGTCCATTGGAAAGATGGACAATATAGAGGAGGTTATAGAGACTTCCCTACACTTAAAGAAGCAGAGGAGTATAAAACATTAGTAGATACTCAAGACTTGATAAGTTTAAATCAAGGGATAACAAATAATTTAATGAATAATTTTGATATATGAAAATAAAAACAATTACAGAAGAACAAAACAAAAAGAACCTGAGGAGAGTATTTCTTGGGTTTTGTTTTATTATAGTTTATACCTATCTTGGTATTATAGGTTTAGCAACTACAGTAAAATGGATTATAGACTAAATAAACCAACATGGAAAAAGATGACAAGGTGTTGGGATAATTACATAAGAGTTTATCCTGTACCTTTGAGTAAGGGTCCAAGACCTAATGTAAGACTTGAGATAGAATTTCAAGGTCAGTATAAAGAAGGAAAAATAATATTTAAACAAAATAAAAAAGGACAATATGAGATAAGCAAAAAAATAGAGGAGACCTACATTTGGCTCTATGATAATTACAAGCATAGATTTACACAGCCTGATGGGGCACATTATAAAAGGAAACATTTTTCATTTGATTAGAAAAAGACCCTCAAGAGATTGGGGGTTTTTTGTTTTATACACTTTTACAAGAATTTTATTATATAAGTATGAAGATAAAAATTCCTGTTCCTGAAAGTCTCTCAGAGATGACTTTAGAACAATATCAAAAGTTTGAAAAGATAAACACAGAGGACAATCAAGGTTCTAACTTTCTACTTCAAAAGATGGTTGAGATATTCTGTAACCTCCCTCTAAAAGATATAGCTACAGTAAAATTTACCTATGTCCAAAAAGTAATAAAAGAACTTAATAAGAACTTCCAATCTAAAACACCTTTTATAAATCTATTTGTTATGGATGGCATTCAGTATGGTTTTATACCTAAGCTGGATGATATGACTTTAGGAGAGTATATAGACATAGACAACAACATCAAAGATTGGGATAATATGCACAAAGCTATGACAGTTCTTTACAGACCTGTTAAGTTTAAAAAAGGAGATAGATATCAAATAGAGGATTACACAGCAGAAGAAAATCCAGATCTGATGAAGCAGATGCCTTTAGATGTTGTAATGGGTGCTCTGGTTTTTTTTTATCTTTTACAAGAGGAGTTACTGCAAACTACCCTGAACTATTTGAGCAAAGAAATGGAGGAGAACCTGACTATGGAGCAAAAGCTAACTTTGGAAAAAAATGGGGGTGGTATCAGTCAATCTATGGATTGGCTCAGGGGGATGTTACCAAGTATGACTTGGTTACCAAATTAAATGTCCATAAATGTCTTATGTATTTATCCTTTGAAAAAGAGAAAACAGAAATAGAACTAAAAAGACTTAAAAAATGAAAGCCTTCTATGATGTAACAAACCAGCTCAAGACTACTCTTGCAGCAGAACCTTTTG